TTCGCCGTCAAATTCGCCAAACTAGCAACACCCGCTGCATTGCGTGGTGATGGAACATTCTTCATATTTGTTGTGGTCATGGGTTCTACAACATGTTCACCCATCATCTTGTCTGCTCCGAATTTGTGAATTTGTCCTTTGACAGCATTTACATCATCCGTGGTCATAACTTGACCTACAGTATATTTACCCACATCTTCCGGAACAAAAATTGTGCGAAGTTGATATGAATGAAGCTGGTTATGTGTTCCACAAATTTTAAAATGCAACTTGGCTGACCATTGTTGTGCCATTGATGCGGCAAACATTTGATGAGAAACTGTCATTGTTGTCACTGCTGGCGTTCCTGCTGTTGAACCAATAAAATCGGTAATAGTGCAAGGACGTGCATATAACACTGTGTGAACTGCATCTGCCACTGCCAACGGGAAAACACCAATAATATTTTCACTATTCATGATCTTTTCAACCTCCATCTCATCGATGCCTGAACCAAATTGTCCATCTGCAACTTCCACTTCTTGTTGTTTTGAAATGGTCAGATTGTGAATGGGAACTGTGCCTTGATCATTTAAAAATTGGGTACCTGGGTGATACTTGATTGCTGTAATCGGAGCATCAGATGGATTATGTTGCGGCTTTGAGGCCATAACCTTCTGCATCATATTTCTCAATGAATTCATCTGCATTTGTGGATAAATTTTCGAAACTTGAATTGTTGGTTTCTCATTCATTCTAGCAATCAACTGTTCTATCTTCTCCTTTTCGACCAACAAATTAGCCAATGCGACAGGTTGATCAATGAATGTTGGATATTCTACTCTCAATGTTTCTAACGGACAGAAAATCTGTATCTTGATTCTAACTGAATCTATCTGCGATGGTGTTACACGCGAAATTCTGAAGGTTCCTAAACTTCCGGTATTTGTTGACAAGTTTCGTGCTAAAAATGCATCAACCCAAGGTGCTGTAATATCAACTTGGCTCCCTGTGGATAATGGAACCACCTCTCTTATCGATTGAGATTGTTGTAACAATGTAGTGGCTCTTTGTGTACCCAAAGGTGGAATATATTGTGGCATAATTGCACCAGAACATGTCCTAGCAGTTGTTATTAATGTCCTAATGACAATATTTGCTCTAATCGCACCAAATCGTGCCAACTTCGCTCTTACATTAGCTTGTCCCAATAATGCTGCTAAAGGATCAAAAGTATATAGAATATCACCCGGTAAACCACCTGTTGGAACTGTGATGTTCGCAATTGTGTAGACTCGGCTGACAATGTCTCGCACTGTATGATCACGTATTTCCTCAAATTGGTAAAACTTTTCTTCTGACAGACTTTTCTGAGCGGGAATATGCTCCTTTACAATCTCTGTCTCATTGTCGTATGTTATGATTTGTTGTGATGTTGTTTCTAGTGATTGATTTTCATTTCTTTGTTCTGCTGACCATTGTTTCATTTCAAGACGCGGCCAAACATCTTGAACAAAAATGAGCGGTTTTTCGTCATGCTCTGAATAAATACTCTGACGCAGCTTATGATCAACGATAACGCTGAAATCATCGGAGAAATAAAATAAGTTATCACCATTACGTGTCATATTTCGCAAATCGCTTTGCGAAAATCTACATTCTGGTGGTAACAATAAATTATGTCTGTCAGCTGATGTGAGAATTAATTGCCTGTATTTTTCAAATATTGTTTGCGTGTGTAGGCTTAACTCTCGAATTGCCACACGCATATTGACTACGGTTTGTGCTCGTTTTGCTTCTCGCTTCCGGTTATCTACCTTATCCCAATTTAAGCATTCAAGAATAGAAACTAATTCCAAAGGTGCAATCCACCCATGTACTGAATCAAAAGAAAAAGTACGCTTTAAAATTGAAACTTCTGAAAGTAGTTTATATTCTAATTCTTTGCCATCCTTGGCATCATTGGTATATGTATGTCCTAATGTTTTCATCATCAATGTTATCTCTTTTGGGTCAATCAAGTGTCTCAGTGTTTGTGAAAAAGACATCAGATTATCATCTCCATATGTTACAACACGGAAATGATCTGTTAAATTTGCTCTAACTTCAAGTGCTTCACTTGTCTTTAATTTGAGTAAAATTTTTGAGATGACTAAATACAATAAAGATGTATTGTACATAGTATTTACGAAAGTCGTAGCTGGGTTACCAGATGGTTGCCCAGATGCGATATGTGCAACAGCATTCCCAAATACTTGTCTTGAATCAGTGATTTCTAACCACAATGCTCTTGTGATTTTACTCTCACGTCCGTAAAATTGCTCAATCACCTCGTATATTTCCCACAAAAGGCAAGACATCAATGTACCATCAAAGTTCTTGAAATCTCCTGCAAGAAATGCACGCTCGGACGGGTGTGCAACTTCCAAAAGATATCTTACAAGCACATCAACATCTGAACTTAACATGTTGATCCCAATTAAAGAAGAATTGAAAATCCTTCGTTCCATTGTTGCTGCGAAATAATCAATATAATACTCTCTAAAGAGCACTGAATATTGGATCGGTCCTGCTGCAAAAATACGAGCTAAAAGTTTTTCAACTTTCTTCAATTCGTCTTTCATTGTTACTGCAAAATAAATATCTGGTCTCTCATTATTCATTATACAGGTTGTTATTTCATCAATGAGCTGAACCAATCTTGGATGGTCGTAAATGAACTCTTCTCCCTCTCCAAGATATTCGTGTTTTCCTGTTTTTGTTGTCTCTTGTGCTAAGGGTATTCCACAACTTGATTTTCTATTCATTGCTTGTATATATTTGTCACCTTCAATGCCTCTAATTGCTACTTCACGTGTCATTTTCATAATAGGTCTTGTTGGTTTAAATAGGTGATGCATGTATGCTCTACAAAAAGCTCTGTCATCATCTGACAAGAAATAGCTAGGATTTAAATATTTCTTTATTGCAGTCACAGCTCCATGCTCTTCTCCTTTCCCATACTTCAATTTTGCTGGTGCTTTTGTTGTTTCAAAAACTTCTCCATAACAAATAGTTTTTCTCAATTTTGTTTCACATGGCATGTACAATGGACGTGGGATTGTCGCTATAATAGGAAATTCGTTGGGCAAGATTGTTACAATCTTTCCTGGTTTATATTTCATCTGACAATATGGTTTCAATGCTTGTATCATCTCAGCTGTTACAATTTGACCAAACGCATCATCTGTTAAGCAATAACCCGCCATGTGTATTCCTATCACCTTACCTGTTTCATTAGATGAATTTGATACTAGAACACTTCCACATGATCCGGCTAATGTTTGAGCATCATAAGAAACTGTTTTCCATGTGTACAAAAATTCCCCATTTGGATCTGTTGCAGTCAAAGGCTCTCTGTTTATGGATTTGATTGAAATTCTTTGCTTTTCTGCCATCAAAATCCAACTTGGATTCGCAGTGATTGTATCAATTCCCTTAATTTTCTCGAATTCCACCGCCTCACATAAGGAAACCATTGTGGCATTCTGGTGTAATATCTTGTCTATATTTTCCATCTTTATGAAATTACAATCCATATTGTGGGATTGTGTCAAATCAATATGTTGTTTCACTGCACTTGGAAATTTAATGGCAATTAAATCATAATACAAGCTGTGTGGTTCATCTTCATGAGCAAATGACATCACATCAAGTTGTGATGTAGGAATTCGCATGTACTCTCTGAATGGATTAAACAAGGAAACATTAGCTGTTTTGTATTCTTCTTCAGTTACAGAGAAGAAATGTCTATTTGTTATCAAACATCTATCATTTAAGAATGTACCTCGTAAAACTCCATATTGTAGTTGACCCTGTCGTTTAAATTCCAGAATCATAATGTACATGTTTTGCAAAACAATCTTTTCTGTTCGATAAGCAGCCGGACATGACAACTCCGTATTACTCGAATTTACATAATCTTTGACAAAAAGTTTAGTAACTGCAGTGTCGAATCTTCCTTGTGCCTTGTAAATAGGAACAACAACCACAGGTGCTTTTGAAGGTACTTTTTCTTTTTGTTTAACTGATTTTGGTTGTCCATCATTGTATTTCTGTGTGTCAACTTCTTCGTCTGACTCTTTTAGCTTTTCAATCTCCTCTTGTATGTTTATCTTTTTCTTTTCAAGTGCTTCAACTTTTGTTACATTGCAACTCTTCTTCTTCTCCTTAGATTTTGTTGGGAAATATCGCTTGTAAACCTTGTAAGCCGCAAACGAAGTCACAAGAAAAGCAATTGTTGCAAGCACAAGTTTTCTCTTAACTTTATCTGCTTTTGTTCGTCCAAAGAAAAAGTTATTCAAACGAGTCGACAACGCAATTGGTAAATAGGCAAAAATGTATAATACGAAAAATTTCTTAATTACACCCTCTCTAGGGGGTTTTTCCGCTTCTAAAAATGAAAGTGTAGGCAAATTAAAACTGCTCTCTAATCGTGGAACTGTTCCAAATGAAAAATCGCTGCTTGTAGAAGCACGAGGTTGTGTTGAATCGAAAACTGATTTGACATTTCTAAACAACTTCGAAATCTGTTCACGCTTTGGTCTTTCCGCATTCTGAACAACGTCAGCGATATACTCCGGTGCTTCCTCAACATCTTGCATTCTCTCTCGTGTGATTTGCGCACGACGTTTGAAAACAACAGTTTCATCTCTAAAGCGTTTGTGTACATCTCTCAATTCATTACGTAAGATAGCAACAACCTCTTCATAAGAATAAATTCTATCTCCACTATGAAATTCGTAGATGTGTTCATTGGGCTGAGTTAAATCTAATTTCGACACATCAATTATGCGTGTCCCTTTGCTTAATTTTGAATATTCTTCTTTTAAGACCATCTTAAAAGAGAAATCAATACGTCGGTGGTAAGCCTCAGGACATTGCAAATAAGACAAGTCTGGTGTTTGTTTATTATCTGTTGCAATAATCAAAGCAGATTTAAACAAAGCTTGGGATTTCATTTCAATTTCAGCCACAGGCAACATATGATCATGTTCGTTATTTAAATGAATAATTGCTTGAGGAAATGGTGTTCCATGTTGAAGATGTTTTGCATCGACTTGGTTAGCATCATCACAAACGTAAATTTTCGCCCGGGAAGAAACAAAATTTTGCTCATACTGAACACCAACTGGTCGATAATACACAAACTGATCATAAGAATCAAGAGCTTCATTCATGTCAGATTCCGTATACCCTTCTAAATCAAGGATTGTTGAAATGGTATCTGCTGAAACCAACTTAATGATACGTGACTTTCCGATGCCAGCATCACCCCAAATATGGAATACGACAGGCTTCTTACGCCTACCACATCCTGCAACTGGAGATCGCTGAGCTATGGTATACATATTATTAACATGGCTCTTCAACACTAAAAATTTCTGATAATAAATTGAGCGGGAATCTATAGTAGAAGATAAGTTGATAACATCCAATCTCAATTTGCAAATTTCAACAAAAGCTTTTTCATCTGTTGTTAATCGTGAAATCCCATCTTTGGTACTCAATTTCATCACTTGTTCTTCAATTTTTTTTAAAGTGTTTGGAATTATATCATCTAAGCTTTCTACACCTTTCACATAAGCACAGATTCGTTTGATTACTTCTTCAAGTAAACCAACTCCTCGTGATGCCAAAGGTAAGTCTTTACATGAATTGACTAGAACTTCTACTGTCGAAGCTTTCGGATTGCTTCGATATAAAATGGATAAAACTAAAGTGACTAGAATCGACAAAGTCGAGCTTGTGTCAAAAGATTGTAGTTTTGGATGATCTTCGCTTGAAATAAAACCTAATTGTTTACACACATGTGGGATCATGCTCGCAAATAAGGCCAAAGACATAGACTTAATTCCTAAAATTCGTCGTAGATTATCACATGCATTCCACTTAACCATTAAATCAGGATTTGAATAAATTAAATAAAGACAATTCATTACTGATGCCCAATCAATCAATTTCCTAACGTCTTCAGAAAAGAATCCTTCAACAGCGTCCAAAAATTCTTGGAAATCGCCAAAACGCACGTCTACGGGAACTTTCCACTGTAAATTCGCAATGTCTCGGTTTGCATAAAATGTTTGTAATTGAGCAATCAGTTTCTCAGTTTTCACTGCATCCTGCTTTCTCTGCATAGCGTAAATCTTTTGTAGTTTGTTGTGCTGTTCAAATTTCGCATGTTGTCTAGCAAACTCAACATGACCTTTGTTTTGCAATATCAATGATCGATGCGAATTGTCATGTTTAATGGTTTTGCTGTTTCGCTTTGTGTCTTCTTTTATCGCGCTTTGCAATTGTGCTACCATCGGGAAAATATTACTCATTTTCATTTTCAATCCTGTGTTCAGATCAAAATAAAAAGATGATAACAACTTTTGCAATAAATTATAGCATGCGTTTAACTTAATCTTACTTTTACATAATCCTTTTCCAGTTGAGAAAATTTTAGCGTTTCTCACCATAATGGACACTAATCCTGTTGATGGTGTTGTCATTTCAAAATTAAATGTTATTTTTCTGTTTTCAAACATATCAAGCTCGTTAACTAAACTAACAAAATTTATCTTCTCCTTTACCTCACCACAACAGAACATGTATTGTTTCTTAATCAGCTTCTCAATAGATTCGACAGTCCAAGTTACAATGCGTCCATCCTCAAAGCGAGTTTCTCCGGCTTGGATTATGTTTCCGTTTAAAGCATGCATTAACTTATTCCGATGCTTCGCCAACTCTTGACTCTCCCTACAGCTTATCTCTCCGAATGAAATTTCATCTTTCATTCTCGTTATAAAGGGATGTGGATCATAGGGATCCACCACAATAGTGCGTGAAATTAAATGTTTACGTTGTTTCCTAATCACCTCCTCAACGAGGTAAGTATCTGCGATGGAAAGCTCAGCAAGTGTGTAAACGGCTTTCCATCCTTCTTCTTCATTATACGAAATCTTCAATGGGATCTTATTAGCTTTTGGACGCTTTGTGAAACTTTTCGCAATTTTGTCGTCATCACGTTGCTTCTTGATGTTGTGTGCAACGAGACCTCTAAAAGGTGCTCCAACAAAATGATAATGAATGATCTGTGTCTCATCGCAATCGAAAACGATAGTCTCAACTCCTTTTGACAAGATGTCTAATTGTTGTGCAAATGATAATGCCATTATTATTATTTTATATTTGAAGATTTGTGTAATTATTTAGCAGAACGTTCGAATTTGAAGTCCTGCCCGGGTGTGGATTATACCTATGTTGATCTGCGTCTGACGTCGTTACTTATTACATACGATTTAGCAGAGTACTAAATCACAGCTATGAGTTTCATACCCAGCCTTACACGGGAGCTGGTCTCACGGTATAAATACCTAATTAATTCACATACGGCTGGCTTTACCAATTCCTACCGATTGCTCAGTAAGCCTAGTTGCTATCCGCTAGGTAAGCTATGCTTTTAAAGATTTCAAAGATTTATGAAGGTACGAATAATAAATTTCCAATTTGTATTACTTTTGCATCAGAAAATGGGTACTAACGTGGCGTTCATAATTAAATGACTCAAACATAAGTTTTACTAGCTTTGCGCACCCTCGAATAGGTACATGAAGTCTTTTCCATGATCTATTCTTATTCGGTTTTCTGACTCTATTATAATACTCCTATGAAACATCTTAAATTTCCCACTCGACTTCTACATCTTAGATAAATTAATCTTCGCTGACGCGCCGTCTACGTTTCTCAAGGCAAACGTTTACTATCTTTGATTACTACGTCTTGTCGGGCTAACTCAACGGCTCATCTCTGATATCGGGTAGATGAAAAACCCTCTTTTATAAAAATTTTTCGTTCAGGAGAACGCATCCTTTCCTTATCCAAGGGAACAAACGCACAAAATTTTGAAATAATTGAAAGAATGTCTATAATAATTTTAGTATTACTAATAAAGTTGTGTGTAATCGTCGAATTATAATGTTATAC